ACGGCGCATCGCCTCGGGCCAAGCAGGCTGACTACGATGTAGTTGAAATCATCCCGGTCAGTGATCCCAACGCCGCTACGATGGCGCAGCGGATCATGCAGTACCAAGCGGCTCTCCAACTGGCCCAAGGTGCCCCACAAATTTACAACCTGCCGCAACTGCACCGACAGATGCTGGAGGTTTTGGGTATCAAGAACGCGGAGAAGTTGGTCCCGATTGAAGACGATCAAACCCCCAAAGATCCCATCTCCGAGAACATGGCTTTCCTTACTGGGAAACCGACTCAAGCGTTTATCTACCAAGACCACGAGGCGCATATCGCTACCCACATGGCGATGATGCAAGACCCGATGGTCATGGGGATGATCGGTCAGAGTCCGATGGCTCAACAGATGATGGGTGCCATCATGGCGCACAACGCCCAGCACTTGGCGTTCTTGTACCGTCAGAAGGTTGAGGAGCAGTTGGGTGTTCCGCTGACCGCGCCCGATGCAGAGTTGGACGAACAGACAGAAGTTCAACTGTCTAGGCTTGTCGCTCAGGCATCGACTCAGTTGATGAAGGTGAACCAAGCCAACGCCCAACAGCAACAAGCCCAGCAGATGGCTCAGAACCCTGAAGTCCAGATGAAACAGGCGGAACTGCAACTCAAGGCAGAAGAGTTGAAGCGTAAGGAGGCAGACAGTCAGCGCGACTTCCAGATTGCTCAAGGCAAGTTGCAGATTGAACAGGCCCGACTGGCGCTGGAAGCGCAGCGGAATCAGGGTGAAGATCCTCGTGTCAAGGCTTTGCGTGCCCAACAAGACTTGACTCACAAGGAACAAATTCACCAACAGAAGATGCGCCAGCAAATTCAGGCTGGGCAGATGAAGGCTATGCAGCAGGCCAATAAAGCTGCCAAACCCAAACAGTAAGGAATCACATGGCGGCTACTGCGTTTGACGTAGTCATCAAGGAAATTGAGGAGCGCCGGGAATCCATCGCCCAAGCGCTTATCTCAGGCGCGGCAAAAGATTTTGCCGAGTACAAATTCATGACGGGGGAAATCCAAGGTCTTTCCCGTGTTCATGCTTTTACAACCGACCTTGTGCGAAAGATGGAAAACGAAGATGAGTGAAATTCTCCTGAGCGACGGGCAAAACACCACGGTTCTGCCTCAAACCGAAGAGGAGAGGGCGCGGCAAGTGCCTGATCCCGCCACGTTCTACTTGCTTTGCGTGCTCCCCAAAGCAGAAGAAGAGTACGACAGCGGTCTGCTAAAAGCCGGTCAGACCATGCACTTTGAAGAAGTCATGAGTCCTGTGCTGTTCGTGATGAAGATGGGTCCGGACGCATACAAAGACCCCATCAGATTCCCAAGCGGCCCGTCATGCAAGGTCGGTGATTTCGTTCTGGTCCGTCCCAACACGGGCACACGCCTGAAGATCCACGGCCAGGAATTTCGCCTGATCAACGACGACAGCGTTGAAGCAGTTGTGCAAGATCCCCGTGGCATCAAGCGGGCATAAGGAGTAATTCATGTCGGAATTCAAGTTCCCAGACGAGATCGAAAATGAAAAGCCTGTTGAAGACAAGGTTGAGTACGAAGTTGAGGGCGAGATTGAAGTCGTAGACGACACGCCTGAGGCAGACCGTGACCGCAAGCCAATGAAGGAAGCGCCTGCGGAAGTGACGGATGACGAACTGGCGCAATACTCAGAAGGCGTCAAGAAGCGCATCCAGCACTTTTCCAAGGGCTATCACGAAGAGCGCCGCGCAAAAGAAGCGGCCTTGCGTGAGCGCGAGGAAGCACTCCGGCTGGCACAAAACCTTGTCGAAGAGAACAAGCGGCTGCAAGGAAGCCTTGGTCAAGGCCAACAGGCTTTGCTGGAACAGGCCAAGAAAGTTGTTGCAAACGAGGTAGAACAAGCAAAAGCAAAGTACAAGCAGGCATATGAATCTGGTGACTCAGATGCCCTTGTTTCTGCCCAGGAAGAGTTGACTGCTGCCAAGATTAAGGCAGAGCGTGTAAACAATTTCAAACCAGCAGTTGCAAAGCCTGAAGAAACTGTGGTACAACCCGCTCCACGGGCAGAGCCTCAAGTCGATTCCAAAGCACTTGCGTGGAGAGATTCCAATCCGTGGTTTGGTAGCGACGATGAAATGACGGCAGTTGCCCTGACTGTTCATCGAAAACTTGTGGAGAGTGGAGTAAGCACAAACAGTGACGAGTACTACGAGAAAATCAATTCCCGTGTACGCCAGCTTTTCCCTGATGCTTTTACCTCAGACAAGCCGGTAAAGAAGTCGCAAGTGGTGACCCCCGCAACCCGCAGCACAGCGCCCAAGAAGATCGTGCTGACGCAAACACAAGTTCAACTCGCCAAGCGGCTTGGAGTTCCTTTGGAAGTCTATGCTCGTTCGGTTGCTGATGAGATGAGGAAACAAAATGGCTGATCAACGTACACCCCGTGAGAACGATTCCCGCGCCAAGGCTGAACGGCCCAAGCGTTGGATGCCCCCTCAACTGTTGCCTGAAGTTACTCCTGAGCCTGGATACTCCATGCGCTGGATTCGCGTCAGCACGTTGGGAGCGGACGATCCCCGGAACGTGTCAGTCAAGCTGCAAGAGGGTTGGGAGCCAGTCAAGGCCAGCGATCACCCCGAGGCGTATGTGTCAGGAAACGGCGCGGGCCGCTTCCCCGACAGCATCCAGATCGGCGGGCTCATGCTTTGCAAAACCCCCACGGAGTTCACTGAACAGCGTGATGACTTCTTCCGCAAGCAAGCGGAGGGTCAGATGCAATCGGTGGACAACAACTTCATGCGTCAGAGTGATGCTCGTATGCCGCTGTTCAAGGAACGGCGCAGCGAAGTGACGTTCGGACGCGGTTCGTAATTCAAGGAGTCTTAAATGGCTTACCCCACTGTTGACAAGCCTTACGGGCTAAAGCCGATCAATTTGATCGGTGGTCAGCCTTTCGCGGGTTCAACCCGTGAACTTCCCATTCAGTATGCCTACGCAACGGACATCTTCTATGGTGACTTCGTTGTGTTGTCGCGTGGTTTCATCACCCGTGCATCGGTTGCGACCGGCACTGGCGTGAACCAAGTGACGGGCATTTTTGTTGGTGTCTCGTACACCGACCCGGTGACCAAGCAGAAGCGTTTCAGCCAGTATTGGCCCGCTTCCACGCTGGCTGGCGATGCGCTGGCTTACGTGGTTGACGACCCCGATGCGGTGTTCCGCGCTGCTGTCTGCTCGTCTGGCACGACGATTGCCTCTGGTGCTCTGGCACTGGTCGGTACGAACCTGTCGATGATCAACAACACCGGCAGCACCGCAACCGGCAACTCTGCAAACGCAGTTCTGGCCCCCACCGCTACCCCTGTCACGACGATCCTCCCGGTTCGTTGCGTTGGCGTGGCTGATGACACGGCTACCTCTGTGAGTGCTACGGGCTCTTCGTCTGGTACGACCATTACCCTGACGGGTACGGGTCTGCCTGCGGCGATCCCTGTGGGCACCAGCGTGGCCTACGTGGCAAGCAACGGCCAGATCATTGAGACCTCGTCCTTCGTGGCTACGGCGGCTTCGGCTGGCGCAACCTCGGTGACGCTCAATGCGGCAATCGCAGTGCCCGGTGGTGTGACCGCCATCCCGTCGTCCTCGACCATCGTTTTCACCCAGTACCCGGAAATTCTGGTCAAGGTGAACCTGCTGGTCCACGGATACTACAGCAGCGCCACGGCCTAATAAGGAGTCTGAATCATGGCAATTTCTCGTGCCCAACTACTGAAGGAACTCCTGCCGGGTTTGAACGCTCTGTTCGGCTTGGAGTACAAGACTTACGGCGAAGAGCACAAGGAGATCTACGAAACGGAGACCTCTGAGCGCTCGTTTGAAGAAGAGACGAAACTCTCTGGCTTCAGTGCCGCCCCGGTGAAGAACGAAGGCCAAGCCATCGCGTATGACAATGCGCAGGAAGCATGGACCGCTCGTTTCAACCACGAGACCATCGCTATGGGTTTCTCCATCACCGAAGAGGCGATGGAAGACAACCTGTACGACAGCCTCTCTGCCCGCTACACGAAGGGTCTGGCTCGCGCTATGGCCTACACGAAGCAGGTGAAGGCTGCGGCAATCCTGAACCAAGGCTTCAATGCCGCCGTGACCTACGGCGACGGTCAATCTTTGTTCTCGACCGCCCACCCGCTGGTCTCCGGCGGCACCAACAGCAACCGCCCGTCTACCGCTGCCGACCTGAACGAGACTTCCTTGGAAGCCGCCGTCATTCAGATTGCTGGTTGGACCGATGAGCGCGGCCTGCTGATCGCTGCCAAGCCTCGCAAGTTGATCATCCCGACGAACCTGATGTTCGTTGCTACTCGTCTGTTGGAAACCAGCCTGCGTGTTGGCACCACCGACAACGATATCAACGCGCTGAAGAACAACGGGGCGATTCCCGAGGGCTACGCCGTCAACCACTTCTTGACCGACACGAACGCATGGTTCCTGACCACCGACGTTCCGAACGGCTTGAAGCACTTTGTGCGCGTGCCCCTGGCAACTTCGATGGACGCTGACTTCGATACCGGCAACGCCCGTTACAAGGCGCGAGAGCGGTATTCGTTCGGAGTGAGCGACCCGTTGGGCGCGTTCGGTTCGCCCGGTTCAAGCTGAGCAAAACCCCGCAAAATCAAGCACTTAGCTCGGTCTAAGGGGCCCTTCGGGGCCCTTTTTCTTTGCCTGTTGACTTTGAGAGGTACCGCTGGTACATTAGGGTTTGGCTTTGTAACACAAGGAGCGGCCCATGCCCCAAGTCATCTACAAGATTGTCAACCTCGTCAACGATAAGTTCTACGTAGGGAGCACCGTACACAAGAAAGTCCGGTTTCGGCAGCATCGCAAGTTGCTGCGGGGGGATCGGCACCACTGTAAACACCTTCAAGCCGCATGGAACAAATACGGCGAAGAAAAGTTTGACTTTGTTGTGGTAGAAGAAGTCCCTGTGGCGGTTTCTTTGCAAGAGGTCGAAGATCGCTGGCTAAAGGAACACGTTGGAAAAGAATACTGCTACAACACAGGGTATTCGTCAGAGGCCCCGTGGAGAAACGCCCCTGCGCACATAACACCTAACTTCGGCAAGCCCGTATCTGAAGCACAGCGCCAACAAATCTCCAAAACGCTAAAAGAGTTCTACGCCCAGGACTACCACAACCACCCCCGTGTGGGCAAACCGCATACAGAGGAGTCCAAGGCCAAGATCAGCGCCAGCAAAAAGGCCAACCCTGTTGCGTACTGGGAGGGCAAAAAGCGCAGTGATGAGACCAAGGCAAAAATTAGTAACACACAGCGCGGAAAGCCCAAAGGGTCTGGTCGCAAAGTGTCAGAGGCAGGCCGTGCCAAGATCCGCGCAAACATTGAGGCAGGCCGTAGTCACATGCACTGGGTGGGCAAGACCCATACAGAAGAGTCCAAGCAGAAGATGCGCAAGAAGGTCTTGGAACAGACCTCAGGGCGGTTGTTTGACAGCCTGACCGCTGTGCTGGCGCACTACCAGATGACTATGCCCACGCTGCGGCGGGCGCTGCTTGCCGGTACTCCAATCACAAAGGGCAAGTTTGCAGGGCTCGTATTTGTTTATGCTTGACATCCCCGCCCGCCCGAGGTATAAACACCCCATTCCTAGCCCTTCACGCTTGCCGACCCGACTAGGCGGGGACTTCTCCTCAGAGACGGCAAGAGCAGATTTGAGGATGAATCATGGGATTTTCCACCTTCTCTGGGCCAATCCGCTCGGGCACCGTCCGCGAAGGCGCGGGTGAAAACACCGGTCTTGTCATGCTGACCCAGTCTTACGACACGGGCGTTGTAACTGCGGGTGTGGGCAACGTCGATGCCCAACTTGGCATCCTGCCTGCGGGCTCGCAGATCGTCAACATTCTGGTTGACCAAGTTGTGGTCCCCGGTGGGTCTTCTACCTCTGCGGTCTCGGTGGGCTCTACGTCGGGCGGCAATGACCTGATGGCTGCGGTGACCACGACTGCTGGCGGTCGGTTCACGGGCACGGCTACTGCTGCTACGCAGTTGGCTTGGCAGACCTCCACCAGTGCTGACACCCCTGTGTTTGTGCGTTATGCGGTTGGTGTTGCTGCTGGTGTGGGGCGTGCCGTCGTTACGGTGGTGTACGTGCAGCGGGCCAGCAACGGCGCTCAGCAGCCTGTCAGCGCCTAACAGCAACGGGCTTTTAGGAGCCCATCACTGAGGGAGGCACATGCGCCCAGTCGTTTACAGCATTACGGGCACTGGTACGTCGGGGGTGTTTCCCCCCGACCACTACGTCTCCCCGTTCAACATCGCGCTTGGCGTAACGGTCACGGGCACGGTGAACTACACGGTGCAGTACACATTTGATGATGTGTTTGCCAAGGACTTCAACCCGTCCACGGCCAACTGGGTAGATCACCCGTCCCTGACGGCGCAGACCGCGACCAAGGACTCCAACATCGCCTATCCCGTGCGTGGCATTCGGTTGAGTGTTGCAAGCGGTACGGGCACGACTCGTCTGACCATCATCCAGGCAGGCGGCGGAGGGTTGGCATGATTTCTACTGACATCACTGGTGGGGTTGGTGGAGATGCGGCACAGGTGTTCAACCTGTTGGCAGTGGTTGCGAACCCGGATGCGTACGGTGCGAAACTCAAGGCTCTGGTAGAGGCCACCGAAGAGAAC